TTTGGTTATAGTTTTTTAGTGAGTATAATATAGTTGCGTGGTGTGTTTCATATCCGCAGCGTTGGTAATCTCTTACTATATCCATAAGGCGCATTTGTTTTACTTTGCTCATATATTGGTTTGCTACGCATCGCATCTCTACTACATCTCTACGCCTTGTTTGTTCAAAGATGTCTATTTTTTTAAGTGTAAGGATTGTATCTCTAATTGTTTCTAATTTCATCTTCTTTTTTTTGTATAATATATCCGTTTTCTTTTAGGAGTTGTATCGCTTCGTTTATTTTTTCTTGTTCTATTCTGTAACTGTCAAATATGTAGTTATGTATTACCATTGTTCTTTGTTTAAGTTATAATCGCTAAGGGGTGCTTCCCCATTTTCTTCTAATTCTTTTTGTAAGTTGGCTAAGGCTCTCCAAGCTACCTTTGCTGAATGTCTTATTAAGTCTGTGTCTATCTCTCCAGCTTCCATTAAGTGCCTTGTTAAAGCATCTAACTCATCGCCAGACTTTGACCTATCCCAATGTAAAGGTTTGTTAGGGTGGTGCTGTTGGTTGCCTATCCAAGATGTTTTAGCCACCTCTCTTATTGCATCTGGGAAGTATTTAAGTACTCCGCTAAATACTGGCATTTGTTTTCTTTCTGTTACTATGTAGGCGGATTCTGTTCCGCTTATGTAATCAATCTTTTTTTTCATTGTCTTTGTCTATTATTAGTTTTAATGCCTCTAACTTTACATACATTTGCGCTACTATGTTTTCAAGTCTAAGTATGCGTTGTATCTGTGTGTGTTTCTTTGCTTTCATTTATTATGCTTTATTTAAAATGTAATGTAAAGTGCCTTTACTGCTTATGTTAAACTCTGCCATAGTTCTTTTGTAAGACTTTACTTTTTTATAAAAATCTTTTACATTATTTGCATTGTATTTACGCCAGTATGAAGTTGCTAATTTAGCGTGTGCTATTCTATCTTGTTTGTTTCTATCCATAGCATTATCTTGCTGTGTACCTATCGCTATATTGTCAATAGAATTATCTAAGGGATTTCCATTTAGATGCCTACACACAATACCTTTTTTATAAATATCTTCTCCATACTTTTGATATGCTTGAAGCCTATGAACTAAACAATTTATATAATCATCTTTAATTTTACTGTCTGAATTTTTTTTAACTCTAACTTTTATCCTATAATATCCGTTACACAAAGACCCTACGGATTTACCATTTAAACCTATTAAGTTTCCTTGTGCGGTTACTCTATATCCTAAATTATATAATTTTATTTCGCTTCTATTAAAATCTTGCATTTTTTTTGTTTTAATTGTTATAATTCTCCAGTTAAGCAATAGTTATCTAAATCTGCACCCTCTATAAAGAACTTGCTGTATAAGTCAAGTGCTTTCTCTACTTTCTGTTCGCCTCTGTAATAAAATTCTTCTGAGCAGTTAAAAATACCTATGTCAAGGCTTTTCTTATCAAGCACTAAAAAATAGAATGACTTAAAATCTTTCTTAAACAAATTGCAATACAGATAGCATTGTACATCATAAGAGTATTTTTGTGCCGAGTAGCTAAAGTCTTTTACGCTTGATGAAGTTGTTTTAAGGTCTACTATTCTATTGTCAGCTAACACATCAGCCTTGCCTCTAAACGGAAAGCCTAAGACATTATCTATGGCTGGGATTTCAAACTCTGCTTTAGTTATTAATTCCTTTGCGTGTTCGTTGCGGTAGAACGCATCTACAAGCCTATCAGCATCACTACGCTCTTTTGCAGTAAACACTCTTGGGTTTTCAGCTTTGGCATCTCTAAACTTCTTTGTATTCTTGCTTTGCACATCTATAAAGGTTTGCGCTGCAAATACCTCTGGTTCTAATATGGCGGTGTGGAATAACCACCCATCTCGTAAGGCTTGGCTTTCGCCACTCCCATACTCTAAACTAAACTTATACGTCTTAGGACTTGATAGAAGCTGTTTAAGGCTACTACTACTAAGCGCAAGGGTATTTAGTTCCCCATAGTAAAAAGTGTCATCCTCCATACGTTTAAGCAGTTCTGCTTTGTCGTAGTATTTGTTGTCAAGTAATTTTATTTTAGAGTTCATATTGTTTTAGTTCTTGTTTAAGTTTTTTTATCTCTTTATTTTTTTCGTGCCTTATTAAATCTACTTTCTTAGTTAGTATATCAACCTCTGTCATCAACTGGTTTGAGAGTATTCCTATTTCTGTGATTGCTTTTACACAGTTCTTTAAATCTTTGTTGTTAGGTTTTTCTTCTTGCCAGTCAATAAGTTTTTCTATAAGGAATGAGTACCACAATCCGTATTGTTGTTTTTGCAGTAAGTCCATACTAACTTGCAGAACCAATTAAGTAACCGAAAGCCACACACATCGCTAACATAAATATTATAGCGCCTTGTATAATTATTTCTCTTTGACGTTCTTTTTTACGCTCTATGGCTTCTAACTCTTTTTCGGTGTAAACCTCTATTCTGTTTTTGCGTGTTTCTATATGTAATCCAGTTTTTGTCTTTTTCATTTTATTGTATGTTTGTTATTATACTTCTAATGTGTGATGCTCTGTTTTCCAACTCTATCTTTTTTTCTTTGGTTAAAGATTTCTTGTAAGTGTCATAATACAATATAGCATCTATTTGTTTTAACTCTTTGTGTAAGTCGTCTAACTGTGTTCTCATTTGTTTAGTATATAAG